GCACTATGGAGACGGATTGTGGAATACAGACTTACAATATTTTATAGATGAACGAGTAAATGTCTTGGACAAAGGGAAAACAAGGATATCGGCTTGAACATTCTTCACAAGAGTTAAATAAGACTCTTAAAGAACTAGAAGGCAGTATCAAAGAAGAAGAGGCAAAGTATTTGCTGTATAAGTTTCTACGGAACAATATAGCATTTACCTCTGAGTTGTTTTTAGGGGTTAAATTATTTCCGTTTCAGGCAATGGCCATCAAAGGGATGATGGTTTCTGACTACTCCATGTTCGTATTTTCGCGGGGTATGTCGAAGACATTCTCTACAGCCATTTATGTTTTACTAGAGTGTCTGCTTAATCCTAATGCAAATATAGGTGTTATTGCAGGTAGCTTTAGGCAATCAAAACAGATCTTCCAAAAGATGGAGGATATTGTATCTAAATCAGAAGCAAGCCTAATCAAAGAGTGTGGATTTAAAATACAAAAAGGAACTGACCAGTGGACTATGACTTTAGGTAAGGCTAGGGCGATAGCCCTTCCGTTAGCTAACGGTGATAGACTTCGTGGATTTCGATTTAACAGGATTGTATTGGATGAGTTCTTAACTATACCTGAAAAGATATTTAATGAAGTTATTATTCCTTTCCTTGGGGTGGTAGAGAATCCTATCGAAAGGGAGGAGCTATACAACTTAGAATCCAAATTAATCGACAAAGGCGAGATGACAGAAGAGGACAGATATATCTGGCCTAACAACAAGTTAATAATTCTTTCATCTCCATCATTTAAGTTTGAGTATATGTATAAGCTCTACAAGAAATATGTAGACTTGATAGACGGCTTGACCGTTAAAGAAGGGGAAGGTGATGAAGAGGACGATTTTAAAGATGATGCTTATAGACTGATTATGCAGTTAAGTTATGACTGCGCTCCACCAAGACTCTATGATCAAAACCTGCTTAAACAAGCTAAGGCGACCATGAGCGAGATGCAGTTCAAGAGGGAATTTGGAGCACAATTTATAGATGAGAGTGACGGATATTTCAGGCTTTCTAAGATGGCTGCTTGCACGATACCAGACGGAGAGTTTCCTGCTGTAGAAGTAGTAGGGAATCCTAGCGATGAGTATTTACTGGCCTTTGACCCTAACTGGGCAGGTAACACAAGTGCAGACCATTTTGCCATGCATGTTTTCAAGATAGACAGGGATTCACAAAAAATATGCCTAGTCCATAGTTACGCAATAGCGGGGGTTTCTTTGAAAGAGCATATGCAATATTTCTTATACCTAATACAACATTTTAATATTGTTGGTATTTGCGGTGACTACAATGGAGGGGTTCAATTCATAAACTCTTGTAATGAGAGTGCTTTGTTTAAAAAAGAAAATATAAAAATTGGTGTTATAGATGTTGATTTAGAAAAACCAGAAAACTGGCACTCTGATATTTTAAGTTTTAAAAATCAATATAACTCTAGGGAGAGAAATTACTGCATCCTAAGAAAACCTACATCTAACTGGATAAGAACTGGTAATGAGATGCTGCAAGCTGCCATAGATCATAAAAGAATTTTATTTGGTTCTAGGGCGGTTGATTCTCATTTCAATGAGCAGAGAAAGAAAAATATACCTATAGAAAAATTAAAATGGGATATTAAGGCACCAAAGGCATCTAAGGGTGCTATGATGATAGATTTGATAGACCATCAAAAGTCAATTGTTGAACTTACTAAAGCTGAATGTGCTAATATCGAGGTTATAGGTAACCCTCAAGGATCTCAGTCTTTTAATTTGCCGCAAAACCTAAGAAGGCAAAAGGGGCCGAACAGAGCCAGAAAAGACTCTTATTCTGCTTTAGTTTTAGGCAATTGGTTCGCCAAGGTTTATTTCGACGCAGAAAACGCTACTCCAGAAAAAACAGCCGATAGCACATTTGTTCCATTTGCAATTTGAAAAGTTTAAAAGTAACTTTTATAACTTTAGTGTAAACTTTGATATGCCTCGGAAATATACCAAAAGATCAGAATATTGGGAGAAGTTCAAAAAGAGAGAACAACCTATAGAAAACTTAGTAGAAGCGCAAGAAGACTTCTCTCCTGAGTTGATTGGAGATTCGATATATAGTTCCTCGACAGCCTCTAGGTTGTCAGCACCCACTAGTCGGACAGCAGCGAGAACAAATAGGGCTGCTACAGATGGGGTTGGAAATAATTTCTCCAATATTAAAAATGGGATACTACCGTTTAATTATGATGGAAATTCCGCTGACGCTAGGGAATCTATTGAGCTTTGCCAAAAAGCCTACTTCAACATAGCAAATTTCAGAGGCACAATTGATCTTTTAGCTGAGTTCGCTAATTCAGATTTATATATTGAAGGTGGTAATGAAAAATCTAGAAAATTTGTTAAAGCATGGTTCAAAAGAATCAGGATGCATGATTTAAAATCACAATATTTTAGAGAATACTACAGGTCAGGAAATGTTTTCCTTTACCGAATGGATGGGAAGATACCTTTGAAAAATTCCCAAAAGATGCTTGAAACCTACGGGGCAAGTGTCCGAAAAGAAATACCAATTAGATATTTGTTAATTAACCCAACAGACATCGCGACAAAGGGTGCGATATCTTTTAGTGGTTATGAGTATTTTAAAGTTTTAACTCCATTTGAAATTTCTCGTTTGAGAAACCCGCAAACAGAGCATGAGCAAGAACTCTATGACTCTTTGCCAGAAGAAACCAAGAAGCTTATTGCTAATTCTAAAACAGGTTATGCGATGACTAGGATTCAAATTAAATTAGATCCAAGTTTTCTTCATGTGGTTTTTTGTAAGAAACAAGATTATGAGCCTTTGGCTATACCTGTAGGATATTCTGTTCTCGATGATATTAACAGAAAAATAGAATTAAAAAATATTGATCAAGCAATTAGCCGTTCTATTGAAAATGTAGTCTTGCTTGTTACTATGGGCAATGAGCCAGATAAGGGCGGAATTAACCATAAGAATTTAGCTGCGATGCAGCAAATCTTCAAAAATCAAAGTGTGGGTAGAGTTTTGGTTTCTGACTATACGACAAAAGCAAATTTTGTTATTCCTGATATTAAGAAGGTTGTTGGGCCAGAAAAATACGATGTTATCAACAAGGATATTGAGGATGGATTGCAAAATGTTTTAATTGGGGATTCTAAATACTCTGATCTTCAAGTTAAAATGAAAGTTTTCTTTCAGCGATTAGAAGAATCAAGAGCCTCCTTTTTAGAGGACTTTATCAATCCAGAAATAGCTAGAGTCTGTAAGGCGGCAGGTCTTCGGTCTTGGCCGAAAGCTCATTTCGCGAGAACTGATACTATGGATGATAACAATTTAGCCAAACTCGCTACAAGGCTTATGGAGCTTGGAGTTCTAACTCCTGAGCAGGGTATGCAGGTTGTCCACACTGGGGTATTCCCAGAGGGTAAAGATATGGAGAAGGCTCAAGATAAATTTAAAGATGATAGGGAAAAGGGACATTATATGCCTCTAGTCAACACTATTAATCTCTACAATGAAGGAGAAGAAGGTGGAGACCCAGAGCCTAAGGACGCTCAAAAACCAGAACCGACTGCTCCAATAGCTCCATCTGGAGGTAGACCTTTGGGTGTATCGAATTCAAAAACATTTTCCAAGAAACATATCGTTGAAGCTACTAAAAAGATTAATGAGTTTGAATTATTAGCCTTCAGAGAGTTTGCTTCTAAATTTGGTTTAAAGAGAATGTCCAAGCAGAAAAAAGAAATGGTTGCTCAGGTTTGTGAGACCATAGTTATTGCTAAAGACAAGGATGAATGGGAATCAACATTAGCTAATGTTGTAGAAAATCTAGATGCTATAACAGAGCTTAATGTGCATAGTAAAGTTTTAGAATTAGGCACTGAGCATCAATTAGATGACTTATCTTCTGCGATTTTATATCATTCTACTCAAATTTCTGTGTAAGAAAGAATATGTCAGTGAATGATTTTGATATTTGTCACTTTGAAGGTTTCGTAAAACAGATAAGCGAAGAGGAATTTAATTCCTTTGGTCTTTCTCAAGGGTCTGTTCAAGAGGCTGCACAATCTTTGCTTCCTGATGATTTTGATCCTAAGCAGAATATTGATGTATTACCAGTCGTCTTTAATTTGGCAAAAGTTAATGAATTCAATAAAAACGGAGACGGCATAGATGCCAGAACTGCTGTAGCCGCTGTAAAAAGATTTATCAATAAGCCAATAAATATTGAGCATAAAAAAGATAAGATTGTTGGTCACATGATCAATGCGTCCTTCTCAGATCGAGAGTTTGACTTTAAAAACAACGATATTGAATCTTATGCCGACAAAAAAGAACCTTTTTACTTAAATGCGGCTGGCCTAATTTACAAATCTATTTATCCAGAATTGGCAGAAGCAATTATAGAAGCTTCTGAAAAGGAAGATGATTCTTATCAGAGTATATCTACAAGCTGGGAGTTAGCATTCAAGGAGTTTGAGGTAGCGGTAGGTTCTAAGTTTTTACAAGATTCGACTATAGCGGAAGGTTCTCGAAAAGAAGATCTTAAGCAGTATATCAAGGGGTTGGGTGGCAAAGGAATAGATGACGAAGGCAACCTTGTTAACAGATTAATCGTCGGTCAGACATACCCGCTAGGAGCAGCATTAACAAGAAACCCTGCCGCTTCTGTGAGGGGTATTTATACAAGTAAAGATGAGCCAGAAGACAAAAAAATAGAAAAAATTTCCCGAAACACTAATATTAATGTAAAGTCTGACAAATTAAAAAACATTTTTAATATGGATAAAGAACAATTCGAAGAACTTATTTTAAAGTTAACCAAGAGTGTTGCTTCAGTGGTGAAGGAAGACTCTGAAGCTAGCACTGTTGGCGATGTCATGCGTGATGCGCTAACAGAACACAATCAATCTTGGACTTCCAAGATCGAAATTGAACAGGAAGCTAAGGCTAAGGCTGAAGCTGAGCTTGCTGAGTTACAAGACTCATTTAAGCAAGCCAAAGAAGAACTTGATAGTCTTAAGGCTGAAGTTGAAGCAAAAGCTGCGGTCGATCTCTTTAATGATCGCATGAACTTCATTGACAGTGACTATGACCTTAACGAAAAGGAAATGGCTCTTGTCACCGCTGAAGTAAAAGAGCTTGGTTCTTCTGAAGAAGATTTTAATTCCTATAAGGAAAAACTGGAGGTTATTTTTGCTCATAAGCTCAAGAAAAACATCGAAGCTAAAGAAGCTGAGATTAAGGCTCGTATAGACGAAGCTGTAGCAAGCCGCGAAGAGGGGGACGACCCTGATGAAGACGAGGAAACTACAGAAGAGGAGGAGCCTGAAGAGGAGCTTGAGGCAGAGGGAGACGAAGCAGAGGCTTCTATTCCTAATAATAACGGTGAATCCAGTGAACAGGTTTCTTTGGTCGAGAGACTCAAGAAAGGCTTCCAAGTAGAAGTCTCTTAATTTAAACACAACTATTATTAATCATGGCAAACGAAATTACACGTTTACTGCCCTTCCGTCAATACGATGAAAATGATGTTATCAATTTCTATTCGTATGATTTGGAAACGGGCGAGGCGGGTTCTGTTGTTAGGGTAAGCGATGCTAACCTTAGTAATGAGCCTGTAAAGTATGTCGAAAGAACTGATGCAAATTCTTACGACAATACTCTCGGTAATGCGCTTTCCCTTTATCCTGAGACACCTTACAAGGTGACCAAAGTCAGTGATACTGGTGCGGGTGTGCGACCATTGGGAATCTTGTTGCGCGATGTGCGTAGCAAAGATGAAAATGGGGAGAATCTTTTGTATTATCCTCAGAAGAAGGCGGAACTCCAGTGCGTTGTCTCTGGTGAGGTTGTGCCTGTAGCCACTAAAGGTTTATTCACTATCAACTCAAAAGGTTTAGGTGGAGGTCTTGCTCCTGCAATTAACTCCTTCGCCGTTCCTACTGATAATGGAACCATTAGCGGTATTGCGGGAACTGCTGCAAACCATCACAAACATCACGCACACTCCATTGGTAAGTTTATTGCCACTGGTCTTCGTGAGTCTGGCCCTACAACGGATGCGTTCGCTGGCGCATATGCAATTCTTAAACTCGACTGCTAATATTTTACGATCATGAAAATCACTATTAAAAGAACTGAAGATCAGTTAGCTCTTATTAGAGCAATGGGATCTAATAATCGTGAAGAGGCTTATGAGGCTCAGGCAGCAGTTGCTGAACTGCTCGGACCTATCGTTTCCGAAGTTATCAACAATGCTCCAACTGTTGGAAATCTGTATACCACGATTTCTTACGGAGAGGATGATAACCCGTCTTTGCCTTTGGATCTTTTCCACGATATCACTGATGAGAACTACATTCAGGTGTATTCTCAGCAGGTTGCTGGGGGTCTTCCATATAGTCAAGTCTTTCCCGCTCACAACGAACTCAAGTTCCAAACCTACAGCTTAGACAGTGCTCTTGCGTTTGATCGCAAGTATGTCCGTAGGGCGCGTCTTGACGTTGTTAGCAAGACTTTCACTAGGATGGCTCAGGAAATTCTGCTTAAGCAGACTAAAACCGCTTTCAACGTGCTCGCTACTGCCTTGTGTAAAGGTAAGGGCAGCAATAACACTCAGGGAAGCCAAGTTATTCAAGGAACACAGTCGGGTAGGTTTATCCTTCATGACCTGAACAACTTGATCACTGCGAGCAAGCGTGTTAATAGCTCTTGGAGTGGAGGCACTCCTATTGGTGGAGTCAAGTCTGGGATCACTGACCTTCTGGTTTCTCCAGAAATGGTTGAGGATCTCCGCGCAATGGCATACAACCCAATCAACACTGTTGATTCGGATGGAAGTGCTGCTGCTGGGACTGACGGTCAGGTTGCTCCTGATCAACTTCGTCAAGAGCTTTACGCTGGTGCTGGTCTCCCATCTTTCTATGGTATCAATATCATGGAAATCAACCAGATGGGTCTGAACCAAACCTTCAACAAGCTGTTTGCTACTATCGCTGCGGCAGAAGGTAACATCGTTGGTGGTGCTGGAGGCACATTCACTCAATCTGCTGATCAGATCCTTATCGGAGTTGATCGTAGTAAGGATGCGCTTATCCGTCCTACCGTTATTCAGGAGGGAACTTCTGATGACTTGCAGGTTCTTGTTGATGATCAGTTCTCTGTTCGTCAGAACAAGATTGGTTACTATGGTAAAGTCGAAGAGGGTCGTATCTGTATTGATGACAAAGCCCTTATCGGTCTTTCGATTGGAACTAGCTCCTAAAGAGTTAAAACTCAATTATAAAGAGAGAGTCGCCTCGGAAGGGGCGACTCTTTTTTTTGATTTTTTATAAGTTTTAGTTATCATATAATATGAGCGATAATAATCCTGAAGAAGAAATTGATATCGAAATGCAAGTGTCTAAGGGGGTTGGCGAAGAGCATTTAGAGGAACTTGAGGTTACCGATGGTAAGGATAGGGATGCTTTTGAAGAAGAAGTTAAAAAGGTCAAAGAGCTTGAAGATTTGCTAGGGATGCCTCAGATGAATCCTTATGGGACTCTTAACAGAGAAATTTTTAGACGCAGATTAGATGATTCTTCGGCTTCTGATTTAACAGATTTAGCCGCTAGAGTGGGTCTCCCAAGGGAGCGTAATATGCAATTATTAAAGAAGTCTTTGATGAAATCTTTTGACTTTTACGCGATAAAACACGATGTCACTGTTCAAGGAGAAGCTAAACCAATTATAGATCCAAGTTCCCCAGACTACGAAAATGCTGTAAAGTTATTTAAAGATATATAACTTTATGAATGACCTTGGGAATTTAGCCAGTGGAATCGTTACTTACGATTTCCCTAACGATACAGGCACTTATAACATGGTGTTTGTATCTGGTTGGCTTGAAGAAAATGTGGGGGAGCTAAATGGGTTGATTCATGAAGAAGCTTCAATAGATTCAACTGGAGCATTGAGAATCGACGGCACAGGATTAGCTCCTGTGGAAAATAACATCTTCGCTACTCTGTATGAAATTTGGTATCTTCAAAAGTCTGCGCGAGAGTCTTTAAGGTCTTTTACTTATTCTGATTCTGTTGATTGGGTTACAATCAAAGAAGGCGATACAACGATACAAAGACAGAATAAAAATTCTGTTGCTAAGACTTACAAAGATTTAACAACAGAGGTTAATGAGAGATTAGATAATTTGCTATATCAGTATAATTATCAAAAATCCTCCCCAATACAAGTAGCTGGAACAGATGGAACTTTCAATCTATCAGGCATACTACAATAAATGGCATCATTACTTACAGAGGCTGAAAAGGCAGGTATAAATTCTGCCCTTAGCGATGTTCATGACACTTTTGCAAAAGACATATATGTTTATGTAGAAGAGAGAGCCAGCGTTCCTGCGGAACTTAACTATAACCCCCTTTATGGCAGGAATAAGAATACTGCTGAAATTTCCTCTGAGGAAACGCTAACTAGGTATACCTATTCGGCCAGAGTTTTTTACAAGAATGAACAAGAAGAGGAGCTTGTGGATGGTAACGGTCAAATGAATTTGACGGCATCTGACGGAAAGATAAGAATAAAGGTAAAGTCAGACGCTTACGAGAAAATTAAGATATGCTCAAAGATAGAGGTTGATGAAGAGCTTTTCGTTGTTGATAGCGATGCTAAAGTTATAGGTCCATTTGGCTCTCAATTTTATTCTATATTTTTAAAGCGTGAAAACTAATGGCAAGAAAACCATTCATTTCGGCCTCAAAGCCCGTAGTGACAGTTAACGCTAAAGAGCTTCTAAGAGAGTTAACTTCAGATAATCCAAATGATAAAACTATGGGAATGGCTCTAAGGGGTGTCATTCAGCCGAAGTTGGAGGAAAGGAGAAAAGAATTAGCTAAGAAGTTTGAGGTCCACCCTATAACAGTTGAACTAAACGCTGGACCAAGAGCCAGCAATAGCAGTGGTGTTCTGGGTGGATATGGTAACTTGTTTTCATTTATAGGCTTTTCCGCTGGAAGTAACCCCACCGATATTATTTCTAAGATTTTTAATGAAAAAATAAGGTTCAAGGTAAGAAGAATTAATACCAGAGGGAGATATCGTGTTACGTTTTTTATACCTAGTATAGAGGAAATTTATAGCTTGACCCCTATACCTTGGATGACTGGAAAAAGCTGGGTAGAAGGTATCGAAGCGGGGAGCATAACTAACCTCGGACAATATCTGTATAGTTCAAAAGGTTTTGGCGACTCTAGCTCTGGAACAGGTATACAGGTCAAAAATAGGTCTTCTGGTGTAAGTCTTAGTAGGACACCTTATGTCGGTAAATTAATAAACGAATTTAAGAAGTCTTTATTGAGATTGGATAAATGAAAGCACAGTTTGACCAGAATATTTTATCTAGCTTCTATCTATGGTTTGAGAACCAGTTAATTGGAAGTAAAGCAGAGGCTTATAAAATAGACTTAGATAATGCTTTTACCTCAGGCGTGTTCCCTGATGTGCCTCCTAGTCATGTCGCTTTTCAAGGCAAATTTAGACAGCTTGTTGGTGATCACGGAGTATCACAACCTAACTCTGGTTTCTTTTTAGACGGTGAGTTTATAACAGGTAACTCTGATATAAATGGTGGTGTTTTCACTGACTACGACAATGGAAGATTGATATTTCCACAAGAGTCTGGGACACCAATTGGTAGTAAGGATTTAACGGCAAATTCTACTGTAAAGGAAGTAAACACTTACATATCAAATGATACAGATGCTCAAACCATTTTGCATTCTGATTTCAAGGATAGTGCTACAGAGTTACCCTATCAATACGGTAAAACTTCAGAATATGACGAGAACACTTACTTTCTACCCGCATGTTTTATTTCTTTAGCTTCCTCTGATAATACAGAATTTTCTTTTGGGGGAGAGGAGGATACCAGATCTAATATTAGGGTGATGGTGCTTTCTTTTGATAATTATATTTTAGACTCAATTTTATCTCTTTTTAGAGACACGGTAAGAGAGGATCTAACCCATATACCATATGAAGATTTTCCTTATGGGTTTTCTTTCTCCATAAAGAATTTTCCTTATAATTACAATAATCTAGTCTCAGATCAGTCTGGCCCAGTGAAGTCCTTCATTAAGGAGGTGAGAGCCTCAAAAGTAGTATCTGAGCAAATAAGGGAAAATCTTAATAAAAACATATCAATTGGCTTTTTGGACTTTGAATTATGCACTTATCGTTTCCCTAGACTGTAAATCCGTGTAAGAAAGTGTAAACAAATCACATTCTTAACTTTTTTACAATATGGCTTCTAGAACTAGAATAATCTCACAAAGCAAAGCTTTGTATGTGTCTCCTACTGGTATTTTGCCTAGTGGTTGTGCTGATGGTAACCCTGATGCCGCTCAGGAGGCAAAAGACGCTGCTGCTTACTCAGGCATAATGCCGACACAGCTTCACCGAGTTGACACCTTTTCCTTTGATATTGACCTTGCTGGAGCAAGGCAGGATGTCAGGGAGTTTGGACAGTTAGCCCGAATCGGGACATTAACAATGTCAGAATTAAATCCAAGTTTCTCTTTAGGATACTACTTGGGCAATGGAGAAAACGAGGGTCTTTTAGGCTTTGATTGCGGGGGGCTAACTGATGCAGGTGCTCCCTCTGCACAGTTTATTTCTGGCGTAATGACGGAGAATTCACTAAAGAGGGAAAAGAATCTTTATGTCCTTACCGTTGGAGAAGGTGATGATGCCTTCACAAATACAGCATTCTCTAGTAACGGGACAACGATCCCAACGGTCACTGCTGCGACAGGTAAATTTAGCTCCACTGATAGAGCCACTCATGATGTTGTGTCCTTCGGAAACTGCACATTTAACAGCTATACCGTAAACTTCGCTGTCGGAGAAATCCCAAGAGTTGATCTAGAAGGAGAGGCTCAAAACATTCAGTTTAATGCTGGAGGGAGTTCAGGTCTTTATAACCCTGCTCTTGACAGAAATGCGAAGAGAGCAGATACTGGACAATTTATGCTTGGTGTCCCGAGCACGGGGGATATGAATGTTCTCGTTCTGCGCCCTGAAGACGTTACTCTTTCTTTCAGTGAAACCACATTTGATTTTGGTGGAACTGATACAAGTGACATGCATGTCCAAAGTGCTTCCATCGAAGTTCCAATGTCTCGCGGAAATATTCAGGCGCTCGGCGCTGAAAGGGCTGTTGCTAAACCTCTTGAATTCCCAATTAATGTAACCTTGAGTGTAAGTGCCATCCTTAAGAATCTGTCACAAGGATCTATTGATAAGATCTTAACTGGAACGGCGGGAGATAAAACTACAAATGCCACTATCAAAGTCAAGGACTCTGAAAATGGAGAAGTAGCTCACCACTTCGTTCTCCAGAAGGCGGTATTGGATAGCCAAAACTTCTCAGTTGGTCTTGATGATAACGAGACTATTGATATGACCTTCTCGGCTCAGATTGGTGGTCCAGATACTACTGACCAAGGTTTATTCTACTCAGGTGCTGCTGGTAATGCTCCAGTGGAAAATTATGTAGACTGTGGATTAGATGGTGGCTTTTACTATGCTAAAAGCTCAGGTGGCGGTGGTAATCAGCCAAATGGAATTGCTCCTTATAACGAGTAATTTAACGGTCTTTTAAGGCTTACAATTAAAGCCCCGCAGAGATGCGGGGCTTTTTTGTGTAAACTAAAGTATGGCTATAGAGAGAGTTCATTCTAGTGATATTCAAGTTTTCGTTAATGGAGAACGAATACCTGCTATCAACTCTCTTTCTGTAAACACAGAAAAAGAATTAGTCGATATACCTAGATTGGGGGTTTCTCATATATCAGATAGAGTCTTAGCAAGCAGTCAAAGCTCATCCTTGGATATGGGGCTTTTGATCACCACTGGTGCGTCTGGAATAGATCCTTTCTATCAATGCCAAATGGCAGGGTCTGGATTTCTTAATACAGGAAAATTTGATTTTCAGATAAAAGATACTGTGGGTGTTACCACTGTTTCTGGGGCTTCTATGACCTCATACTCTCTCAATGGTTCCGTGGGAGCACTTGTTGAAGGTAGCACTGCATATGAAGGAGATGCTGCTATTTTTACGCCTGATGGAGCTTTAACTTTTTCCGACTCAACAAGCGATACTTTCGGGGGTTTCTTTAGGCCGCAAAATATAGAGATATCGACAACTCCAGATGGCTTAGAGTCAATTAGTTCAGCGTCTTTTAATATACAGAATTTTACCTTATCAGTAGATACTCCTAGAAAAAAAGTTACTAGACTTGGGACAAGAACTCCAAAATTCAGATATCCAGACTTACCCAGCCAAGGCAGTCTTTCTTTTAGTGCTGTTAAAAATCAAGTGACTGGAATAGACTTATCGAGCCTAGTCTGTCAGAGTGGTGTAATTAAAATTGATTTAAAAGACAATGAAGGCAACTCTGTTATGGATTTTACTACAAGTGGATGTTGTTTAGAATCAATAGACGAATCGACTGATTTAGATGATAATACTTCTGTTGATTTCTCATACTATTTCCCAATATTAAAATGATAGCTACTGGAGGTTTTAATGGACTACAGACATCTACATATAGTGTAGATTTAAATATTCATACCCCTGAAAGTGGGTTTGAGTTTGCGATGATGGAAACAGGGGTTTTAGGTGGAACTTTTCGAACGAATAATATGATGACAGTTTCGGGAGTTAGTGGATACTTGTTTGATCAGAGCGGAAAGTTTTTCGGGGGCTATGAAAGCGGAGTTCCTTTTAATATTAAATTTAAATGGGGAGGTGGAGACAGTAGCGAGGGTTATTCATATTATCACAATGATGTATTGATGGCGAACGGTATGCTGATAACTGGTGCTCCTGTCACTGAGATAGGAGAAGTTAATTTTGCTCTTTTCCATAAACATGGAAATTCTACAGCTTTTGTAGATATCAGTGGAATAGAATCAATCATGACTGATGCAGTCTAAGGTTAAAAAAGATTGATTTTAGCTATTTTATTTATATAATAATATAGATGAAAGAGCTATACTCATTTGATGTAAAAAGGGAAATTGTAAAGGAAGTCCCTTATATTAAAAAAACCAAGAATGGCCCTGTAGAGAGCACTAAAAAACAAAAAAAAACCGTGCAGACAAGAATGGCTATCGTAAAGCCTACTATCAGCGATATGGAGGATGCGGAGTTTTATTTTGGTCAAAAGTATAATTCTTTTATTAATGCTGGGTTTTTAACTAAGGCGATGCTCGCTAAAAAAATGGGCGATATTGGAGGAATGACTTCAAAGAAGACCGATGATGCGATATCTGAAATGGTCTTAGAAAACCTTGAGGCTAGCAGGGTTATTGAATTTTTTGAGGGCGCGAAAGATTTGGATGAGGAGCAAAAAGAAAAGTTAAAAGAAGCTAAGCTGACTTTTGCTTCAACTCAAAAATCAATTCATCAATATGAATCTAGCTTAAGGGATCAATTCAGCCAGACCGCTGATGCTAAGGCAGAACAAAAACTAGTCGAATGGTTTGTTGTTAACTTTTCGTATTACGAAGATGAAGTAAAAGACGACAAGGAAGGTAAGAAAGAACTCTTTCCTTTGTTTGAAGGAGAGAGTTTTAACGAAAGGCGAGAATTTCTTGTAGATTTACAAGATCTAGAAGAGGAAGAGACAAAAGACCCTCATTTACTTAGATTAAAAACTCTTTATAATTCTTCTTTTGAAACACTAATAAGGGTTATTACTATTTGGTATAACAAATTAGCAACAGATCAAAAGTCGATAGATAAGACCTTGAAGGATCTTTTCAGCGAGGATGAAGGAGAAAAAGAAGAAGAGGTATGAGAACGCTTCTATTGACTTATTAGACATAATAAGAGGTTTTAGTGTTTTAGAGTATTCTGGTCAGCAATATTACTTCAAGCATCTGAAGTTAATGGATGCTATTGAAGTCGATAATGAACAAATAGAGGACATAAAAAAATCAATAAAATCAGGTATCTCTACGTCTGATGAACTTATAGAACAAGCTATACAATCAGGAGCTTGGTCGAAGGAAAAAGAAGAGTCTATTAAATCGCAAAAGTGGATGATTAAAAAATCTACTGCGGCTTTGGCAAAAATTACTGACCCCACTCAAAGAAAGGTTTTCAATAATTCACTGCTCTCTCAAGAAAAAGACTTAAAAGAGATTGAGGCTGAAAGGGGTAAATTAATAGCATATAGCGCAGAACATTTAGCAGAGCTTAAAAAAGTTAAGAGAACTTATGATCGCTGTGTCTTTTCTTCTAAAGATTTTGATTCAGCCCCAGATCCCAAAAACAGGGACGCTTTAACGGTTATGTTATTTTCTAGGTATAATGATTTAATGAGCCATGAAAGGGTATTAGAAGCTTCTTACAAAGGCGGTTTCTTTGATCTTTATGTAACCCAAAGAAATAATCCTATCGGTTTGATTGATACCACATTTCAAGAAATAACAGTTTTTCAAAAAACTCTATTGGTTTTGTCTAGCTCTTTATTGAATAAAATTAGAAATACCTCAATACCCGATGAGATTTACGGAGATCCAGTTAAAATGTTTAACTATGAGGAGAAGTCAGATGAGGCTGACAGAAAGGTATCTCATGGCACGGAAGACCTAAAAGCCAAGATTAAAGCAAGGGGTGGAGAGCTTAAAGCCGAAGACTTTTTGAGCGGATAGGTGTAATTTACACTATATGGCTCAAAGTTTCAATGCTTCCCTAAATGTTCAGTTAAATACTGCTAGTCTAAATGCTTCGACTAAGCAGATATCTAATGCATTAGGAAGAATTACTGGGCAAGCGTCTGAGTTTCAAAAATCTCTGGATGCTTCTACAGCCCGTGTTTTTGCATTTGGAGCTACCACTGTAGTCTTAAACAGTATAACACAATCTTTTAAAAAGCTTGTAGCAACTACTATAGAGGTAGAAAAAAGATTAATAGAAATTAATTCTATTTTTCAGGCTACAGAAACCACTTTTAACAGGTTCAGGAATTCAATTTTCCAAGTAGCTAAAGAGACTGGCCAATCATTTGACACAGTTGCAGAGGGTGCTGCTGAGTTAGCTCGTCAAGGTCTAAGTGCTGAAGAAACCGCGAAAAGGTTAAAGGCTGCATTGGTGCTAACAAGGATATCGGGTCTAGACGCAGAAAAATCTGTTAAGTCATTAACTGCTGCGATCAATGGATTTACTTCCGCTGGTTTAAGTGCCAACCAGATTGTTAATAAGATGGTTGCTGTGGATACGGCTTTTGCGGTGTCTGCTCAAGATTTGGCAGAGGCTTTTAGTCGAGCGGGTTCTACAGCAGAGGATGCTGGGGTTAGTTTTGATCAATTACTTGGTCTTGTTACAGCAGTTGAACAAAAAACTGCGAGAGGTGGAGCCGTTATCGGTAACGCATTTAAATCAATTTTTACAAGATTACAAAGAGGAACAACAATTGATGAGCTTCAAGAGTTAGGTGTAGCGATTGACGCTACTATGAGTGGTGTGCAAAAGCTACAAGCTCTCTCTATGGCTATAGAAAATATAGCAGATCCAACTGTTGTTTCTAAGATTAAAGAGTTAGCTGGTGGTGTTTTCCAAATCAACGTAGTTAGTGCCGCTTTAAAAGATATAGGAAGCGAGACATCCATTTTTGCAAAAGCTACACAAACAGGGGTGCAAGCAACCAACCAAGCATTTGAGAAAAATGCAGCCTTGAGTGAAAGCATGGCTCACAACATAAACAGGCTTATAGTTGGGTTAACCAGTTTAGGAGAAAAGGTGGGTTCAATCACATTTGGCCCATTATTAGAAAACCTTGTTGGAATAGCCATAAAGTTTACAGAGTTTTTAGACAAAGCACTAGACCCAGAAAAAGGGAATAATTTTATAAGAGGTTTCTTTAAGGCTATAAGCACGTTTCTTAGCGGTCCCGCTATTGTTATATTTACGGCAGCTTTCTTAAAGATAGCGAAACTTGTGGGTAAGTTTGCTTTAGACGGAATGAAAGCCCTATTCAAAATGGGGACTGAGGCTGAAAAGCTTAAAAATATCCAAGGAGGGATTGTTGGTTTATTATCAAGAGACTCTGCTTTAAGGAAAGTAATACAAAGCACTACAGCGACTCAGCTTCAAAAGGAACAGGCAGTTATAGCTGCTATAAAAAGAGAAAACGCTCTTTTAACGCAACAAGCCGCTCTCATGAGAAGTTTGGCTGCTGCCGCTGCTGCCAGAGGTGTTGGAGGATTTACTCAGGGAACTGGTTTCACGGGCAGAAGGGGGAGAACTTTCTCTCATGGTTTCATGGCAGAGGAGGCAACAGCAAGGATGCTGGGAGCACCCGATGATGTTCAAGCTCATATGGGGACGGGAAAGATAAATGGCAGAGACTTCATTATGAACAATTATGAGATGGAAGTCCCTAATTTTGCGGGGGGAAACTCTGCCGTTATTCCGATGTATGCTGGTGGTCATCTACCTAGATATGCTAGAGGTAGTAGAGGACAACAAGTATTAGGGAGACCAGATAAACCACTTGCAGACAGAGAAGATATTACCACTCGCGATGAAGCAATAGCAGCAGGATATACGGAAAGACAAGCTAGCCATCGGTTTGGTGCGGCCCCCAAGAAGCCAAAAGCAAAAAAAACAGAGCAGGTCGTCTTGGTTACCCCTCAAAACATGGGTATGCTTATTCCTAGTATTGGTAAATCCGCAACAATAGGGAAAAAGACCAGAGGGAGATTTAAATTCGGAGGGAAACACATGGGCTTTGAATATGGTGGACCTTTGGAAGTTGACGGACCCAAAGTTCCGAAAGCGGTTGATCAAGCTGCCGACCCACATGATGAAAAGTTAAAGAAAAATATAACAAAAAGTGTTACTACAAATGCTGCGAACTTTGCGGCACTCCTTAAGCCAGTTTTAGGAAAGCCTTCTCCAGCAAAAATACTTCAAAAACTAAAGTCTCAAGGAGGAGGTAAAGGAGCACTTAAGGGAATTGTTGGTGCGGCTTTTGAGGCTTCGGTTAATGCCGCTTTAGATATTAGCCCTGCAAGAAAAGTAGAGGGTGGTGACTTTGATGTGAAGGGTGTGTCAGGCAAGAAGGCCGCAGCTATAAGAAAGCTTTTTGGAGTTTCTAATCCAAAAGCTAATATATTTGATTACAAAGAAAATTCTAGAAGAAATAGCATAGCAAGTTTCGCTAAAAAAATTGCTAACGAGGACGCTGAGAAAGGCAGTGTAAAATTTGTCACCAGAGAGGTCAGGAGAGGCACAAAAGCATTTGCTGGTGGCCATATACCTAAATTTGCTGGTGGTCATATGCCTAAATATGCGAGGGGGATGAAAATGGGAGGCGCTTCTGCGGGAGGTGGAGGATCAATTGGTAAGTTGATGGGTATCTTCGATTCGATTACCAGCGTGGGATTTGGTCTCCAGTTTGCTTTTGGTGCAATATCAAGTGCTATAGGTTTTGTTCAAGCGGCATACGAAAAACAGATCACTGTCATGGAAGCCGCTACAGAAAAGCGGATAGAAGAAATCGAAGCTTCAGATGATAACTTCTTGATGAAAAGAGCTTTGATCCAAGAAGAAATGAGGCTATTGGAGGAGATTAAAAAACAACCTCCTGTTTATGTTAGGTTGGCAGAAGCTGCTAAGGCGGCAGCTATAGCTTTGGGTGCTTTAGCGGCATTGAATATGGTAACTAGAGGTGGTCTAGGCAGGGCTATAGGCAAAACAAAGGTGGGAGGCATTTTCGGAGGCTCTACTAAAAGTGGAATCGGAAGAAAAGCAAAATTGAGAGCCGCTGAAAAATTCAAAGGACAGCCTGATAGAATGGTCAAGGCACAAAAAGCGGGGATCGGGGCTTCGAGGCTTGCGAGAGGAGGTGGAGCCGCCGCAGCACTATTTGGGGTTTATGATATTGGCTCGACCTTGATGAACGAAGATTTAACTAAGCGGGAAAAAATTGTAGGTGTATCTGAAAGCACTGGAGCAATCGCAGGAGGGATCGGAGGAGGGATTGCAGGAGCTAAACTTGGGGCTACGTTAGCTCCGTTCCTCGGACCCGCCGCCCCACTAGTCGCTGCGATCACGACATTTGGAGGAAGCATAATAGGGGCTGTCGGAGGAGGCATGGCGGCTGGGAAAGCAGCAGAAGCGTTAACTCCTCAGGAGAAAGCAATAGCGGAAGCTAAAGAAAAAATTGCGGCAACTCAAACAGCAGTAGGAGTAGGAAGGACAAAATTTGACAAAGCCCCTGATTTTGAGGGCTTCGGGGATAAGGAGTCGCAAATAGATTTTTTAAATAAAAGTTTAGAAGAGGGTATGGCTAACGCCGCTGACCCAAAAGCACTTGCAGATGCTTATGATAAAGCAGCCAAAGCTGTTGAAAAACAAGCTAAAATATCTGATGAGCTTTTCCTAGAAAATCAAGAAGCAAAAGATGGCTCAAAGAAAAAGAAAAAGATAACGGAAAAGTTAAACAAGTCCAATGAAGAACTCGCTAAGGCTCAAGACGCTTTAGCAAATGTTGTAGCTAATATATCAGGTTGGAAATATAAAGACTTGCAAATGCAAATGTCTTGGCAAGCTGATATGGATGAGGCTACTGCGACATTAGCGCAAGCTCACAAAGATTACGCAGCCACTCTATTAGATCTCCAAGAAAGACAGTCTAAGATAACTCTGAAGACTGCCGATGCGTTTGCTCAGGCTCAAGATCAACAAGCCTTGGTGCAAGCTCTTGCTACTGGTCCTAATGCTCTGGCCATGAACATGGGGGCTGGATTCCAAACTCAGCAAAGAGGGTTGGATCAATTTAGAGGTGCTGTGATAAATGCTCAAACAGGTGTTGATACGGCATATGCAGAGACTTCAAAAACTGCGTCAGAGCAGGGAAGGACTGCAACAAATCGGGAGATGTTGCAGGGAAGTTTAGCCGCAAGGAATAACCTTGAGAAAGCTAGCCAGCAATTTGAAAGTGCAGCTAGAAAGGCTGGTATAGATATACTTTCTAAGATGAAGCAGGTTGGCGACTTGCAGATGGCTAATGAAAAGAAAATGGCTGAACTGACAGCACAAACAATTCAAGCTCAAGTTAGCCATATTCAGCAAGCATTCGGTCAAGGCGGTATGGATTTAGATTTTGTTCATGCTCAAGGTAAAGAGATTGCTGATGAAATGTTAAAAGATCCTGCTGATATTGATTACGAGAAAATCGGCATGATGATGTCTGAATATGATGATGAAGGAACTGGGGTCAGTATAGATAAGCTAGTTACTCTGTTCGGTGTAAGTCAAGATAAATTACAGGAGATACTCGCAAAAGTAGCAGATGCTGGGCTGGTAGGGGGCGAAGGCAAAAACATGCTCTTGCAATTAAGGTCTGGGGAAGGCGAAGATTTTAAAGGCATGATGGACGATGCCAAAGGATTAGACGCGACCGCAGAAATGGATGAGTTACTAGAGACTCAAAGAGGATTGAATAAAGCTATGGCGCAAGCTACAAAAGCTTGGGAGAAATTCGCAACAGATTCAGATACTGCTGACATTGCTAAAAAACTCAAAGAAACACAAGAAAAAATAGAAAGTGGAGAGGCTAGCGTAGATGAGGTCTTGAAATTCTTAGATGAAAATCTACAGGCTTCTAAAGATTTGCAGCCGTTTTTGGCAGAGCAAGCTAAGTTTGCTAAATCTGCTACTAACAGCATGAAGATGTTGGCGAACAAGATGATTTCTATGGAGAATTTAATTAAAGACTTAATGGATGAAGAACCCGCAGAGGGAACAGGAGCAACTGCACTAGAACCAGCTAGCGAAGGATCATAATGAGACATGGCATCTTTAATCGTAAATAATGTTTTAAGTTCTTCTGTAGAGATCACTTATGATTACCAAGGAACAATAGAGCTTTTTGGATATACTGTAAAAGGTAACTATCAGGTAGATATATCTGATTTAAAGTTTGAGCAGAATGACACAACTTTATTGTCAGGTAGAGATGCGATTAAAGAGGCTTATGGAAGACCTAATCTAGTAGCAAGGATAGGTGCAGACGACTATCTGAATGGTCAAATACAAAGTTATAACTTTGAAGGAGGCACCTTAGTCGGCGCAGAGACGGTTAGCATAAGCATAATAGAAAAAAGAAGACTAGATGACTACTCTTCTTCTGAATTCGCCAAATATATTCCAAACCCTCACGCGCTCACTTCATTTTCAGAAACTTATGATTTTTCAAGAACTGGTGGGGACTATACTTCTACGCGAAAAGTTTCTATAGGCTATGCTCAAGAAGCTGGAGATCAGTTTTTAAATAATGCGAAAACATTTTTAACTAATTATTATTTCGCTAACAGACCATCTTTAGGATATCAGGAAGATGGGATTTCTGAAAAAGCAAAAATAGATGAGAATTTCAGAGGAAACATTTCAGAGACTTACGACCTTATAAATTTAAATGTAAGTTTAACTGAAACAGTTACGACTTCGATAGTAGATCCTAATAAAAATGTAGGCAGGAAAGAGACTCAAGACATAAAAATAACTCCACAGGGGTTTTTAGAAAAAACTGTTAATATTGAATTAACGTCATTGAGGCAAGATTCTGAGAATACATTAACAAAAGCTCTTGGTGAAATAGTAGATGAAGTTAAATCTAATGAGGAGCAGGAGTTTGGATCTCCGTTTTCTATTTCGAAAGGGATAACAAAGGATGGCATCAATGCCACCTTGACTATTCAGTTTTCAACTGACCCAAACAAATCTCAAGATAATAACTTATCGTATACAGGAACTCAGAAAAAAGCTGGCAAATTTAAAGAGTATACTCTTTCAATGATGTATAAGTCTTTAGGGAAAAACAAAATAGATAAGTTTTATAATTGTAGAGATTTTTGGAAAAGTGGTCAGGATTTAAATCACCTCAGAGTTAGAAGGTTATTTCACCCGCTGGAAGAGTTTCATGAAAAAAGTAGGTCTACTAGTTTTAGCAAGACTGAAGGAACTATTCAAGATTCAATTGTTTTTACCACTGA